TTGGGGGTGGCTCCCGTGTCGGAGAGAGCGTATGATGCAGTTGTAGATGCTGTTGGTAGTGCCATGGGGCCTGAACTGGCTGAGAAGATGCGACCTGAGATTGCAAACCATGTTGACAAGATGTGGGGATTTGGGAAGGGCGAGATGTTGCCGATAGGGATTCCCGTGATAACTGGGCTGAAAGATGAGAGAGCAATAAACTGGTTAGCAAATACGGATGGGTTTTATGTTGGCAAGATTTTCCCAGAGTATGAGGACGATATTGTTAAATTACTGAAAGAATGGACGCTTGAAAGTGGACTTGGTAGTAGAGATGCAGCTGTACTCCTGAGAGAGAATCTTGGTAAAACCCTTGAGACAAAGCTGTATCCGTATGAGCGAGTAGTAAGAACGTCTGCAACAAGGATAAGGAACTGGAGTAGAATTTATGCGTATGATGAGATTGGTATAGTAGAGGTTGAGATTTACGCAATGATGGATGAGCGAACGTCGGCTATTTGCAGAGAGATGGACGGGAAAGTATTTAGAGTAGAGCAGGTGATCGGACATATAGAGAAAGTTATGGCTGCTCCGTCTGACCAACTGCCTGAGCTCAACCCATTCCCTACGCTTGACCAGGCGAAGCTTGATCCTGAGACTTTGATTGCACAACACGGTATTTCACTCCCGCCGTACCACGTAAATTGCCGCAGCGGACATCAGATTACAGATGCCGAGGTTATTCCAGGTGCTGTTGATAGGTCATCCATGGAAGCAGGAGATATTTATAGGATGCCTGATGCGCAGTACAAGAAGATGATGGACGCGTATAGGGCTTGTGCAGGGTTATGAGAGCGGAAAGCAGGGTTGTATATAAAGCTGGGACAATTAAGGAATACCGCAAGGCGGTGTTGATTCTGGTCGAGCTATCCAGACGGAGCAATTTCAGTGGCGTGAAGATTGGGCCGATAAACGAGATAATGATAGTAAAGAATGGTTTGTGGATTTTTGGAGATGTCTATAATGTCTGGAGCTTGAACCGAGAGTTTGAGCTTGAGATAGCATCTCAGCGTTTAAGCTTGGTAAGGCAATGATGGACTGCATGACAAAGTTGAGCACAGGAATGGCACAGCTTGAAGGTAAGCCGGTCGATTTCTCAAAGATTCCGACTGAACGACTGGCTACTGGAGAGTATGTTCCTGGTGATGGTGCTTGGGTTGAAGGGCAGCAGTGGAAGCTGACACAGTTCAAGGACAAGGCTGGGGAGAACTGGTTTGAGTTTAGTGGAAAGGTGCGTGGGAAAGGACTTGCGGAAATGGAAGCAGGAGTCAAGCAGATGGGGGGAGTGAAAAAGGAGATCGGGAGAGGTGCGATTAAGTGGGCTAGGCCTGAATATGCAGACAGCCCGATTGGCAAGGGGATTGAAGCGAAAGTAATGAGAGAGGGCAAGCTTGCAAGTCGGATGAGCCTGGTGACCGACAAAGAGAACTTTGCGTTCAAGGGACTGACGAGGATAGCGGTGAAGGCAAAGAATCGGGAAGAATTCAGACGCCTGTTCTGGGAGGAATACAAGCCTATCGCCAATTTGACGGAGAAAATGTTCGCCGTACCGACTGTAATAGAGTCCGAAAAGCTGAAGCTGATGCGACTGCTCTGGCAGATGGCACCCCAGGAAGCAGACAAACTTGTGCCACTAATCGAAAAGCTGACTGTCGGAGAGATTAAGGATGTAGTGGCTAAGCAAGGACTGACCAGGCATGTCAACAAGATGGTGCGCAAGGAAGTATTCCCCGGATACAAGACTTGGGTGGTTGAGGGGATTGAGGACGAGTACAGGAAAGCAGGAGGAAGGTACTTGTTTCATACCGTTGACAGTGGCGATGTTGCCAAAATAATCAAAGGTGACGGACTGATGTCTGGAACCGAGAGGTATCGGAGGTGGAAAGAAATCAGGGGTGCCAGCATTGGGTCTGACATAGAATCCGGGGGGGCCGACAGTGTTTTCTTGAGGCTTGTCGGGAAGAAACATATTGGGGGAGACGCGGCACGCATCACAATATCTCGTGATTCATACTTGATTTACGATTTGAAGTTGCTTGAGCGGACTGACTGGTATGCTTATGCAAGCGACCACTACGGACTTTCCAATCCCGCATGGGCAAAACGCGAAGGATTTCCCGGAACTTGGACAGGCAGGAGCGGAAGCCGTGACTTTGTAAAGGCAGTCAGCGATGATGCCACGGGGTTTCGGAGGAACGAAGTGATGTTGAGGACTGGAGTCGGGAACAAATACCTGAAGCGGATTTGGGTAAAAGACGGCAAAGCGAAGAAAACAGTGCTAAACCGTTTACGGGGAGCGGGACTGGAGCAGGTTAACGGAGTGCCGATTGACGACTTTGTGGTGGCGAGCAAGACAGTACCAGATTTGTGATATGCAGATAAAAGGGTTTTACTCCATACACTGGACGAGGACGAAAGTGTGGATGATGGCGATGTCACCTACCGTGGTAGATTTGCCTGACGGATCCCAGACAATGTCCTGGTTCGACACGAACAGGGACAGGGGAGCTGACGGCAAGATTGAGAAGGAACTTGACAACGGGATTGACTTCAGACGGGACAGCGGGGAGCTTCTCACTGTTCGACTAATGACTCTCTCGGTATATAGGAAGTACTTCAGAAGCACTGTAATTGGGAAGTTAAACTTTACATCAACAAGTAAGTTGCAAGAGTGGTATATGCAGAAATTCGGCCAAAGGCTTGGCACTTGGCAAAAGGATTTAGTTGAGAAAAAAGAAGAATGAACAAACAAGAGGAACAAGAATATAAGTAAAAAAGGAGAACTCGATGGAGAAGAAGCTTAGGGACAGTTCAGTAAAAAGAGGAGAGTTGTATGCGAGAATCCGGGATGAAGTATTTGATTTTACCGAGAAGCTGCAGAAGGTGATAAGTAAGGAGAAGGATGTGTTCGGGATAATCGAATTGAGTTTTAACCGAAGCAGCGTGCATGTAGACAAAATAACGCTTGCAGACAAGCCTCTGTTGGAGATGAGAAGAGAGATGTCTACTGAAGAAGCAAAATGACAGGATGAAGAATAGCCAAAAACAAAGAGAAGCTGTACGACAGGTTGGTTATGCTAACAGAGGGAAGAAAAGAACATCTGAGATGAGAAAAAGATGTTGAGTTTTTGGGTTAAATAAAAGGAGGTTTCAAATGCCTTATAGTTGGCCATCGAGTATTCCCCCGTTGGCAAAGGACCAGTCTGTTTTCTTCCAGAAGGAGTTTATCAGGCGATGGAATGATTGCAATGCAAAACTCAAGAAAGCTGGGCATACTGGAGATGATTTAGAAAACAGAACAAGAATGTGTGCTTGGTCTAGGATGAAGGCAGACGGATGGGCAAAGGTCAAAAAGACTGGTAAGTGGAAGAGGTCAACAAAAATGATTGATGAGATGTATTTGAATATCAAGATTGCGAAAATAGACAAGGAGAAACGGAGAATCTACGGATATGCGACAACCCCTGCACTTGATTTTTCTAAGGAGAGAGTTGAACAAGGAGCAGTGAATGAAGCAATTGCCTCATTTGGCGAGAAGATATCGTTGAGGGAGATGCATCAGCAATGGGCTGTTGGTAGAATTGATGTACTTGAAATGGATGAGAAAGGTCTCTGGATTGAGGCAGAGGTTGTAGATGATGCTGCTTGGAAGAAAGTAGTGAAAGGTGTGTATTCGATGCTTAGTATTGGATTCAAGCGACTGGCTGAGGAACTGAAGGGTGAAGTAACATGGATTAAGAAGCTGTTGGTTTACGAGATTTCACTCGTAGATTTAGGAATGAACCCAGAGACGAATATGGGCTTTTGCACAAAGGATGCATGTTTAAATAAAGGGTTGCTCTGGGAAGACCGAGAGGAGGTGAAAATGCCTGGTGAAAAAACTTGGGTAATTACTACGGAACGCTTAAAAGGATTGCCTGATGAGAGTTTTTGTCTGGTCCAGGATGATAAGAGGTATCTGCCACATCACTGCGAGAAGGGTGAGGTTTACCCAGAGGCAGTAGTGAATTCTATAGATATCCTGAATGGTGCAAAAGCAAGTGTTGGTGGACCGAATATCTTGGAGGAGATAAGCCCAGAACAGCGAGCAGAAATGTATAAGCACCTGAAGGCACATCTTGATGAACTTGAACAGGAAGCTCCACCACTGGAAGAGATTGCTATTGACACGACCAGCAAAGCAGCTGAAGGAGGAACTGAAGATTCTAAGGTCACTGATGAGAAGGCAACAGAGTTAGGGCACAAGATTATAAATGCACTAAAGGGAGTGTTTGGTGGAAAGAGTGCTGATGAGAAGGCACTGAAACTCGACAATCTGGACTTTAACAGCAACTACATGCGAGACGAGAGCAGGACGAATATTGACAGAGTCTGGTGGATACTGCAAGACACACTGCATGAGATACTCTGGATTGGTGAGATATTAAGCCCTGCAGATAAACTGAAGTTGCTCGAAAAAGCTTGGGATGATGGGAAGGCTAAGTGGATGTCTCTTGTAAAGATACTGACCCAAAAGGCTCTTGGATTTAAGAGCACATTCACGCACAAGACTGCTCCCTCAAAGGTGACTGGTAAGTGGGATGGTTCAGCTGCTACTACCAGAATGAGGAAGTGGGCGTCTAGTGATGGCTCTGGGACGAAGGACAAGATGAACTGGAGCAAGTACAGACAGGGTTTTGGCTGGTATGATTCAGGAGATACTGAGAATTTCAAAGCGTATAAGTTGCCTCATCATGATATTGATGGTGGAACCTTTAAGGTGCATGAGGGCGGGATGTTAGCTGCTGGTAGTGCAATGATGGGTGCAAGAGGTGGTGCTGATATTCCTTCGGGTGATAGACCTGCTGTGTTGGCACACTTAGCGAAGCATTATAGGCAGTTCGACAGAGAAGCTCCGTGGACGAAGAAAGGATTCGACCTATTGTTCTTGGAAGTTAAGAAGGGTGCAAAAATAAGCAAGGCAAGGCTTGTGGCGATGAAAGAAGCTGTTGCGGTGCTGCAAGGAATAATTGGTGAAGCAGAGGGGTCAAGTAGTAAAGGAAAAGGAGGGGGGATGAACAAATTGAAGATCGATGATGATGGAAATGTTGTCGTTATCCTTGAGGATGAAACTGAGAAGAAGTTTAAGTTCAATGAGGAGAAGGCAGCGTTTGAGTCAGAAGGGTCTGATGGCAATCTTGATGGAAAGAAAAAGCCAGAGGAACCTTCGGCTGACAATTCTGCGGCTAAGACAACTAAGGCGGTTGAGGAGCTTGGCGGAAAGCTTGATGGTCTTGGCAAGCAGATAGAGGAGTTGACGGGAAAGGTTGCTGATTCTGAGAAGACGATTGGGGATAAGGTGACTGAGACTGTAAAAACTGCTGTGACTGAGGAGATGAAGGATATAACCGAGAAGGTTGATGGCTTGACGAACAGGATTTCGGTTATCGAAAAAATCGAGGGCAAGTCTGCACAGGACACGGATGATGGAAGCACGAAGAAATTCACCGGCTCGAATAAGGACTGGGGAGTGAAGAACGAGGGCAAGCCCGGAGATAAAAAGGAATAGAAGGAGGTGAGTGATGCTAGATTTTTCAGAGACCTTCAAGGCTCTAATTGGTCCTGACGTATTCGATACTGGTGGAAAGCTAAATCCTGAACAAGCAAACACATTCATTGATTATATGGTCGATGAACAGATAGTACTTAAGGTTTGCGATATACATAAGATGCCGACTAATCAGAAGAACCTGGACAAGCTCGGGATTGCCAGTAGAATACTTAGGAAAAGGGTGGTAGGCCATGAGCAAGCCGGAACTGCAGCGACAACCTCGCAGGTAGTGCTTTCACTGACTGGAACGAAGCTGACTGTTGAGGTTCCATACGACTCATTGCGGGTGAATATTGAAAGGGATAGACTGGTTGATCATTTCATGAAGATTTGCGGGACTCAGATTGGAAATGACCTGGAAGATTTGGGATTCAATGGAGATGAGGCCAGTGCTAATGAGTTCATTCAAATCCAGGATGGATGGTACAAGCATGCACTTAATGCAAACATCTATGATACGAATGCAAGCGTGGATTATCTTGGCGTTGTGTTCCCTGGAATGGTTGCTGCAATGCCTGCAAAGTTCAAGAGGAGAAAGGGCGATCTGCGACTCTATGTGGCTGATTCTGTACTGGAAGCATACATTAAGCAACTTGCTGCAGCTGGATATGGTGCTGAGTCGTATAAGTTCGTAACTGGGGAGAATAAGCCGACTTATATGGGAATTCCTATTGAAGCAGAGCCGTATGCTGTGGCGACAAAGCATATTCTAACTGATCCGAAGAACCTTGCATTTGGGATAACCAACACTGGGATTCTACGTGAGATGGACAGGGACATTAAGAAGCAGGTGATAATCGCTGTATTCTCAGTTGATATTGATTATCAGATAAGGGAAGATACTGCTCTGGTTCTTGCCTATGATGCATAACCCGTGGAGATAAGAGAAACCGGGAGGTTTAAATGATTGAGGTATTTTTGCGAAAGGGAGGCTCTGTAAAGCTTGTCGGGAAAGGTGGGAAGACGTACAAGTTTGAGCTAAATCAGAGGGTTGGGGTTGCTGATAACGATAATGTGGTGATGGAAAAGATACAGAGACTGAACACTCAAATTACTGGTAAGTTTGAAGTGACTGCTGACCTGTTGCCGGAGCTTTTACCAAAAGACTGGAGGAAGCTCAATAGTGCGAGATTGAGGACTCTTGCAGTTCGATTTGGGCTGGGCGATGCTGAGGATACAAAAAGATTTCCGAATAGAGAGTCTGTGATCGAGGTTTTGGACCAGATGGTTGATGATAAAGTGATAGGAGTGGAAGAGTGAGTGCGTTAAACGAAGCATATAGTCTCCTTCTGTCAGAAGATGAACTTGATACATTTCTTGTCGGGGAGGGTTATAGTCCCCTCCCCGATGAGGAGAAAGTAAGATTGTTAACTGATGCCTCTGCTTGGATTTGCAAAGTAACGAATCAATTTTTTGCCGAGAGAGAAGGCGAGTTGTTGTATAATGGTAACGGGGGGACAAGGTTGCCGTCGAAGTATCCGATTCTTAGCATAACGAAGGTCGAGGAGCAAGAAGAAGCAGTTGAGGCCGAGTTTGTTGAGATAGAAGCGAAATATTTCAAGGTGAAGCGAGACAGGATTATCAGGATTGGTGACACATGGTATGAAGGGCATGATAATATCAGGGTGAATGGTACGTTCGGATGGGAAGGCGATGAGACTGCAGCAGTGCCGTATTTGATTAAGAGAGCATGCAAGTTACTGATTCTGAATGACCTTGACCCGAACAAATCACTGAACAGCAGAATCAGGTCTGAGTCTGTTGGAGGACATTCCGTGAATCTGGAGGCGAGAGAACAGAGGGCAAAGTTTACTGGAGACTTAGATGTAGATCTGATTCTTGTGAAGTATATGTATAAGCCACCTGTACCGAAAGTTAGATTGTCCGTGATATGATTTTTCATACGCCTGTACAAGTACTGAGAATTCCTGCTGCTGACATTAAGCTTGATGATTTCAGGGGACGATTTGATGGGGACAAAGATTCAGCGTATAAGCAGCTGTCAATTTGCAAGGTCCAGGGAGATGTTGATGTCAAAGATTGGGGTGAAGTCACTGATACTGGGCATGGAGGAAAGCATGGATTTCATGGAACTGTGTACCTGCCGGCAAGACAGTTGCGGAGGTTCAGTGTGTCCGAAATTTTGACGAGGGATAGACTGCTGATTTTCGGGAAAGAGCTTGATATTGTTTTTGTGTCGAAGGAGCAGTTAGGAAAGGTAACTGTAAAGTTCAAGGAAACTGACCCTGATAGAAGAATAGTAGATAAAAGATATGAGGCGTCAATGCTATGAGATACGGACCATGGGAGAAAACAGTCAGAAAGTTGGAGATGATGGGGCCATTGACAGAGGCTGCAGTAATGAAGCAAATGACTATTGAGGGAATGAGATTGGAGAAAACGATGCGGGATGGGATTAGACTGAGGAAGTATGGCTTGACTGCGCTTAAGCCTGCAACGATAAAACGCAAGAAGTCGTCAACGCCGCTGATAGACAAGGGAGATTTGATAAATAGCATAACAAGCAAAATTGTGGCTTGGCATACAGTATTTGCCGGAATACTGAGAATGGCAAGAAATAGAAAGGGTAACATGCTGGTGAATATTGGAGAGATTCATGTTAAAGGATTGGGGAAAATGCCGAAGAGAGATTTTATCACGCCTGCTGTTAAGGAGAGAGAGAAGAAATTCGCAGATAATTTACAGGGAGCAATCAATACTATATTGAAGATATAATGGCTGAACAGAGATTTAATGTAATAGAAAGCGTATCAGAGGCGGTTGAAAACATGATACGGGGAGAGCTGACAATACTAAAGGGAAAGGTTGAAN